ATAAACCCGTGAAATTATCGACTGAATAATGTAGTTTATAAAAAAATAAATCTATAATCGAATTTCGTATACCAACCAGTGGACGCAAAGGTGTTTGAAAATATAATCTATCTATAGGAGATTTAAGGTAATCGTTCAATATCAATAGTATTGGTATCATGAAAATCCACATTTTTTTATGTGTATATAATAAATGCCAGGATATTTACATGAAAAATACGCACCAACCCAAACACCAGAAGTTAACACATTAGAAAAACGATTTCTTGGTTTGACAAATGTTCAAATCGGATTATTTAGTTTACCAGCTTTTATTGCTCTTTCGTCAGTTGTATTACTCGTTCTTAACAAGAAGGCGAGATATAACCCAGCTGTTCTCGTTTCTTTGATTATAAGTTTAATACATATGTATCACCACTACACACTCGCTAAATTAGAAAATAAACAATAATTATATATACTATAAATGTTTATGGTCGAAGAACCGTATGGTATATCACAATTTCAAGCTTGGTTAATATCCCTTGCACTTGGAATTGTGTTATATAGACGCAAAAAACGTGGTGAAAAATATATTCAGTAATTATATATGCGCGTTCGTTTAAAAAAAAGTCCGCGTATTGATAAAAAGTTTAGAGTTACTTTTGAAAATGGGAAAATAGTTGATTTTGGAGCAAGAGGGTACTCAGACTATACAATACACAAAAACCCTTTACGTATGCGTTCATACGTAACACGTCACGGTGGGTTTGTTCCTCATATGGTACAAAAACAAACCGACCCTAAACTGGTTCATAAAAATATGCTTGATGTAACTCGAAGTGATAAAGAAAACTGGACAAAAACAGGTTTTTTTACCGCGGGATTTTGGTCGAGATGGCTTTTATGGAGTCACCCAGAACTCGAAGGTGCGAAAAAGATTATATCTAAGAAATTTAATTTATCTTTTCTTTAAGACCACGACGTTTAAGGTTTGCTTTTAAATTTGCCAATAAATTTGCGCGTGGATCTCGTCTAGTTGGTACTGTTGGTGCACGTGGCACAGGTGGTGCGCGTGAGACGGGTTGAGAAACTCGACGAACGCGTGGAGCATCTGGTTCCACTGTTCGTAAAAGTGATTTACACGTTCGTATAAGTTTTTTTGAATTTCTAACCTGAATTTCCAAAGCTGGTTGTCGCCGTCTTTGAATTTTCATCTTAAATTCCTTTTCACTCAGAGGAACGCGTTTCCCTTTAATTTTTTTGGTTACGCGAAGACCAAGACGCTTTGCTTCATTTTTTAACAAATCTATCTTCATTTATACTATATGTATCTATTTTTTATTTAAATCTATTAACTGTATCTTTACCAACAAGTGCAGTTTGTGATAATGAACAGCAGCAAAATAATAACATTGCTATCATTACTGGTGGTGTTTTAAAAGGCAGACGCATTATCATCATTGTACAGCATGTAGACGAAATTATACTCGTTATTTTTGAGGCAAGTGTTTGAGTTGAATATGCCATTTACTATTACATTAGAAAAAATTATCTGTTCTATACATTTTCGCCTGAAATGAACCCGTTTGTCCTAAAACAGAAACAGATTCATTTCCATAAAGTTCGCGACACCCCATATCATCCATACAATCACGATTATCGATTGTTACTGGAAGTGGATACACTTGATCACCTGGTGTTGTCGTATAATAATGGTATTGATCACGTCTTCCCCTAACTTCTTTACCGTATAAAGGTAACGTTTCTTCATCCGATCCTACAAGAACGCCCATTTGTTGGACGTATCCAGGTTTATACTCTTTGATTGGTGGGTTTCTAAACTCTCTTTCAACTGGTATTTGAACTGGAACTTCGACTGGAACTCCCACTGGGACACCGACCTGTTTTTTAATAATAATTGGGTTACTTATTTGATATATGATTACAAGTATAAGTACTACTAAAGCAGTTATTAACATTTTTTGCTTTGTCTTAACCTTCATTTATGTATACCAATATTATTTAACAAACCGTTTTCTAAGTTCGTGAAGAGGTTCTAAATCTATTCTATTGAGTCTGTACTGAACGAGTAACCAGAGAAAAAAGAAAATAGATTTTAAGAAATTGTTCGCCTCGGTATCGTCCATTTTATATATAGGCCCCATTACACGCCCAAAGAATGTTTCATCTTTACTGTTTCCCGTTACGACCATTTCCATCTGGGTCAAAGCACATGTATCATCATTGACCGACCAATGAAAAAATATAAATGGTACGAGAATTGAATAAAACTCAAGGTTTTGTTTATTTTTCATAAATGGTACAACCAACATTGTTATGAAAAGTAGTAAATGAATGAAAAATATAATGTTCATATCTATTAGTATGAACGAAGAAAAGAAACTTCCTAAGATATGGCACCCACAACAGGAGAAAATACTAAAGGCATGGGGTGAAGCCGCGGCCTGTTATAGATATATGCACTACCAAGCCTATTGTTCATTTAAAAATTTGAGTATGAAATTTACTATACCACTCATAATTGTAAGTACAGTTACTGGTACTGCTAACTTTGCACAAGAAACATTTCCACCTTCTGTACAACCATTCGTACCTTCAGCTATTGGTGGGTTAAATTTACTCACAGCCATTGCGACAACGATCATGCAATTTCTTAAAATTAACGAACTTATGGAAGGTCACCGCGTTGCTTCTGTACAATATGGTAAAATTTCACGAACAATACGTCTTGAACTTACACTCCCACTTACCGAACGAACACTAAGTGGTACAAATATGATTGAAAATATGCGAACCGAATATGATCGTTTAATTGAACAATCACCTAATGTACCCAAAAAAATGATAGATGCGTTTGAAAAGGAGTTTCCAGATGATAATGCATTCTTCAAACCAGAAATCATGCATATACAACCTATAATACCATTTAAAGCCATTCAGGAAAGTAAGGTTATAACACAATTAAAAGATGCTGTAGGAGGTGTCGCAAAACGAGAACTCAAAAAAGAACTTGATGAGATACGGGGAGTAAAAAAAACTGTTAAAGCCGATATAGAACGTGTACAAGAACGTAAAAATGAAATATCGGATTTAAAAGATAAAGGGATTGTAAGTCTAAAAGGTGATCTCATGAAAGAATTGCGTAGACGTACAGAACTCATGGAAGTTATTACAGAATCACCGAAAGACGATTCACAAGATACGCCACCATAATAAATAGCGTAAAGTTAAAGACTGTAATGCACATCAAGTAAGGAAACAGTTTCCTTTTTAAAGGATCTATCACTCTCGTTTGAAGTGTATTATTTTCCATAATAATATCTAACGCCTGAGTAGCGAGATCCGCATCTTCATTATCATTCGACATGAATGCCTTTGTTACAATACATAAACAAAAAAAGGTTGGTCGTATTTCGCTCCATGACCGCGAAATAAAAGAAATTACGTCTCTGTTAGAAAACGGTAAGAATGTCTTTTTATGTGGTGCGGCTGGTGTCGGAAAAACATTCGTTCTTAATAGAATTCTAGATGAGACAAATAGTATAGAAATATACGATGAAGTCTTACGTAAAAAGGATATATTCATGGGTACGATAAAAAATTCAAATATGTATGCCTATATAGACGATTATGAATCAGATACAGCATATAAAAGTATAGTGGAAACCATATGTGAAGGTGGTCGAGTTACAAAAAAACCATTACTCGTTACGTCTAAAAATGTACACATGTTACCTAATTTTAAACTCGTGTTCCTACCGAAACGTAAACCTGAAACTATTCAGTGGTTAAATAAAAATCACCCACGTTCAAAAATAGCCTCCGAAAAGTGTAAAGGAAATATAGGAAACTATTTCAATTATCTCGAATATAGCGATGAAAAGGATATTTTTAAATCGTCAAAAGAAATTATTGAAGATTTCTTTTGTAAACCGGGTACTGTAGATATAGAAGAAACTATACATGAACATGGGCACATTTGGGGAGCCGTACATGAAAATTATCTCGGGGCTAACCCGGAACACCCCGACAAAATCATGCATGCATTAATAAATGCAGATACATTCGATACAGAACTTTATAAAGGTGAATGGGATTTCATGCCTTATTTTGTTTTATACGCCATGAAAATACCAAAAATATATACGTGTAACACCTTAATTGAACCCGATACAATACGACCAGGGAGTGCGTGGACAAAATACGGGAACCAGAAAATGCGTGAACAGAAGATTCGAAGTATACAGTGTCGTTCCCATACAAAAATGAGTCATCATGAATTCATGCTTTTACGTGAGTATGCAAAAAAAGGTGACGTCTCGAAGTTTAAAGAGTATAATCTAACACCCCAGGATTTTGATGTTATGAACCACCTTGGTTTACAGAACAAACTAAAACAACGGGAGGTTACTAAAATCAAAAAAATGATTAAAGAAGATAGTCTAAATTAACTAAATGAATACAACTACAGCACCCACTGAAGAAACAGATGAATTTAAAGTATCTCGGGTCATCGGTAACGAAATTTTCTATTATGGAGAAATTACAGATGTTGATATTCTCGAGTTCATTGAAGATTTTAAGAAACTCGAAATTGATCTTCTTAAAAGGAAGGCTGAACTTATAGGGTACGAACCAGTCATACATTTTCATATATGTAGTGAAGGTGGTGATTTATTCGCGGGGTTAAGTGCCATGAACATTATAGAAAAATCACGTGTTAAAGTCATTACTATAGCACAAGGTGTATGTTGTTCCGCTGCTACGTTTCTCCTTTTGGGTGGTCACGAACGTCGTATAGGTAAGAATGCACACGTTTTGATACACCAAATATCCACGAACGGGTTCTGGGGAAAATATGAAGAACTCAAAGACGAAATGAAATCGTGTGATAAACTCATGGATATGATTACAAAAACGTATAAGGAAAAAACAACTATACCCCAAAAACAGTTTAAGAAAATTATGAAACGTGACGTATATTTAGACCCACAAGAGTGTATCAAGTATAATGTTGTTCATTCGATTGATTAGACCTACGAGGTCGAGGTTTGTTCAAGTCTACGTGTCTCTTATATAAACCGATAATGGTCGCTATTATAAGAAATATACATAGAGTATTCGCATTTATAGGAATAATATTGTTTTCTGGAGGCCTAAGTCGCTCCATTCGTTTATAATCTACAACTGGTGGAACACTACTCATATATTACTACTATAATGGAAACAATTTTTAAAACGGATAAAAACGGTAATCAAAGATACACGTCTATCAGAGTTCAAAAACTGAAAGACGGTACTGCCAATATTATTAAAGCAACAGGTGTTGTTGATGGTAAAGAATCTATCT